CGCATCGTTGCCCTGTATCCATTGCTGGTACATAACTTCGAGTGAGCGCATGTCTATCATGTCTATCTATTGTTTTGATTTATCGTAATTGTGCTACCGTTACTACCAGCACCGCTGGATCCAACTTTGATATTAGCGATGTTGTCACCAATGGTACCAGCTTGGATAACTCCCACAGTATTGCCTGAACCATTTAGATCGATGCTGGTATTATGACCATTTGCGCCGCCGCCAGTTTGTGTAACAGCAAATGTGTTGGTTGCGCCAACGCTTACTAAGTTAACAACACCACCGGTGTTAGTAGTTGAATCGCCGGCGTTACCTTGCTTAATGGTCGCTGTGTTTCCACCACCACCAGTCATTCCAATATTTTGTAGATTATTATCACCGACAACTGTGGATACAACACTATTACCTGCTCCGCCCGCTGTTACAGCCACCACCGCATTATTGTTTCCTTCAACATTGATATTAGCGTTTGCGGTATTACCAGTTTGAGTGACGCTGATATAATTACTGTCATTTACTAAAGATGTACCAGCATTGTTACTGTTAATGACTGCCGTGGCACTATTACCAGTGACTGAGTAAATAACAGTTGGTGCCGTGGCAGTAGTTCCACCCGGTAGGTTTGTAGTTCCGCCGGTGGTAGTTTGTATACCTAGACTTAATGTATTACCTGAACCAATTTGATCAATGGTAACCACAGTGCCCGTACCATACAGTCGTGCGGGTGTTTGGTTATTAGTACCGACACCCTGTATTCCTCTCACTACGTTGCCAGCACCATCTTGTGTTATAGATATCGTAGAATTGTCGCCAGCTTGATCAATGTATATACTATTATCTGCCGCATATACATTACCTATCGTCATCACAAGACTTAGTAATGATACTAATGTTTTTTTAGCTAGTTCTTGATTCATTTTATTCCCCTCGCCTATAATTCTTAGGCATAATTACAACTATTTGAGAAATGTTATCACATTTTTTGCTATTTACATATTTACATATTTACATAATGACAATAATATGTCACTGTTAAAAAAATAACACCTACTCGTTGGCTCTTATCTCAATTTTTTGGGGCAGGCACTATAGAATCGATTTTCTTATAGTCCCATACACCCTTACGTTCACCTTCTTTAATCAGTTCAACTACTGCCGCTTCCACTGTTGCTTTTACTGCTAGCGTCCCTGGTTCATTAATCGTCAATCCTGTTTCTGCTTCAAATGCTTGAGTACCTGCTTTTAAAAATTTTAACATAGCAAAACTATCTGCTGTGCTATACACTATCTTTGTCACTGTTACTGCCGCTAGTACTTTACCTGTGTTAACACTAATTGTTCTGAGACTAACTGTCACCGTATCTTTACTGTATTGTGTCTGTGGCCCAACTCCTAAGAATCTGTATGCAGCTCCACCACTTTCGCTTCCACTATCATAACCAATTATGCCGCCTTCCATGATCAATCCAGCAAACTGTAATGGCATCAATGGCTTTGCATCTTTACCTTCATATGCTTCCCGCATCTGTCGGATAATCAATCTCTCTTTGGTCAATGCATCGACATTTATACGTTCCACTACATCAAACCACATTCCCTTGCCTACATCCTGCAATGCTTTGATCAAAAATACTTCTGCACCTTGTGTTACCGCTGTACTCAAACTGGCAATACCTGCTGTGGGTCTACGTTGTCCAGTTTTATCTAGGAAACTATAAACTGCCACTGTAACTTTTTTACCATCTGGCGGTGGTATATCATCAAACTCTTTTTGGAGCTTGGCTTCGGCTATCTGTGGTTTATGCTCTACTCCCATCTTCTGGGTTACTGCACAACCGGACGTTAGCAAAATTAAAAGTAAACATAATATTGTTTTCATTTAATTTCCAAATTGGAACTGCCCCAATGGTACTGTTACGCTTGTTTGATTACCAACTGAGTCTGTTACTGTCAGATATACATTACTACTATCCTTGCTCCAAAATATTGTATTTCCTTCAAAATTAAGTGACCCACTATTACTTCCACCTGTGGCAAACATCGCCGTGGCCAAGTTTTGTGATATCTGAGCGTAGATACGCGATTCTAAGTTATTCATAAACTTAGCGATGTTAGTGTTATTCTTAGCATTTGCTTCGGCCTGCACCGCAGACAATGCATCTTTGGTCAGTTGCACTTTACGAGTGAATTCTTGATTCTCAATCGTTAGGACGTGACTGCTGTAGCCCGATCCATTGAATGACGGGCTTTTGAAAGAATAATCGTTTATTGGGGCCGCAAGAATTATACTAGGTGCAAAAGAACCCATTAGTAGTATTACTATTTTTTTCAGACTCTGGCTCATGTTAGTATTTAACAGAAAACCAGAATAAATTATGTGGCTATGTTGCGTTGATCCTGTTAATTATTTCTTCGTAGAATGTATCAACCTCACCACCAAATTTACCCATCAACTCGTCGATATGTTGCCGACAGATGCCGTAATTCTTATTAATATACTCAGTTAATAGCTTGGCATGCAATACTTTGTGTTCTTCGAGCTGGGGTATCTCTTGTATAGGTATCTGTTCTGCTGTAACTACACAGAAAGCCTTGTCCTCTAATTCTAATAATATATAGGAATCTTTAAGAGCATCGGCACGATCTTGACCTACTATAATGTACATAAGTTCCTTTACAATGTAGTAAGTTTATATCTCTGTACCGCTGACTGCACCGCCTGTGCTTGATAGACGCAATCTGCTAGGGCATTATGTGCCTGGTCCCTGCCAGGTTGTCTGTCGTCACCCAAGGCTTGTAGAAGAGTGCGGCTATCGCGGATTACATAGAAAGGCCACGGGGTAGGTTTGTTCAACTGTCTATATAGGTTTTCTAATATGACAATGTCGAACACAGGACCTTGAGCCCAGATACGATTAGCAGAATTTACGAACCTGTTTAGCTGTTGGGCAAAGTCTTCCAGCGTGATACGATCACCTTCGCCCAGTGCTTCTTCACGTACTGCTTCGGCTTGTTTACCCCACCACTCCACAGTACCGGGGTCTACCTTACGGCCCAAGGCCACTTGTTCATCTACGTCAACCTTGACATAAAGTGCTTGCCCCATCTCCGCCCCAGGATCAAATGGATTGAACTTGATAGCACCTAGGGTAAGGATCACACTATCAGGGCTAGTGGCCAGTGTTTCTATATCCAACATGATATCGATAGCCATATTACGCCTCTGGTTCTAGTTTAACGATTAGTGGGAAGCCGTTATTCCTGGCCAGCAAGGTTACCTCGACTCCTTTTTGTTCGGCCATCTCATAGGGTAATGTAGCGACTACGGCCGATCCGTCTGTGTGAATCTTTAAAGTCAGTTCTTCGGCTTCTATGTGTGAGTAACTAAAAATCAACACCAGAGTCTCTACTACAAACCCCTGCGTAGTGACTTCATCGTTGATGTAGATAACATTATATTTGCCAGGTGCAGTAACATCTGTCTTGGCTTTGATTTTAGGTATGATTTTAGGTTCAGCAGTATTTGACATTATGGTCCTAATTGAAAATAAAGGGGGATTGATTTCCCCCTTTATTATACTACGGCTGGAAGTTTATTGCAATCTTTTTGGGACGCTGTTCTTCCGGAATTACCTGCTCAAGTGCTACAGCAAGAATACCATTCTTAACAGATGCCCCACGGACTTGGACGTTCTCTGCCAACGGGAAGGTACGAACAAAGTTGCGGTGCCCGATTCCCCTGTGTAGGTATTCGATCTCATCTTCCTTCTTGGCTCTCTCACCTTTGACTGTCAGGACGTTTTCTTTTAACTCAACGTCGATTTCAGTCTGATCGAATCCGGCCACGGCCAGTTCGAGTAGATAGTGAGTTTCATCCAGTTTAACTACATTGTGCGGAGGATAATTACCATCACTCTTGCTATTGGCAAATGTTCGATTTAGGTTTTCGAACATTTGATCAAAGCCGATTGCGTGTCTGTGTAGGGATGGAATATCGATGGTGTGAATTTGAAACTGTGTCATTTTTTATCTCCTTTATTAAGCAAAATTATGACTTGTAAGACCCGCCCAATGCAGCGTCCTACATCTATATTTATACAGGATCTAGAGCATCCTGTCAACAGATTTGATAATCAAAACATCTTTTTTGGTAGTTGTTCCGAGGCCAGCTTTTTGCGCCAGCGGTTCTTGGCCGCGGCCAATGCCTTCTTACGTCGGGTAGTGGGCTTTTCGTAGAACTCACGCTCACGTAGGCCCTGTAGCTTACCGCTGTCCGCTACCTTTTTCTTAAACTTGCGTATGACACGTTCTATATTGTCGTTTTCTTTAACATATACTTTGGTCATGATATTTTCATCTCATCGTCGATCTGTTTAAGCCACACTTTAGGATCCTGTCCTTGATAGTGGTTGCAGTCCAATACCGCTTTGGCCATGGCCCTAATACCTTCGAACCACTGGATATCTCCCATGCTGTCATTGTATAGATAGATATCGTAGTTCTTGTCACCCAGCACCAGCAAGATATCAGATATCTGTTCGTTTGTCCAGGTACAGTTCCTGATCAGGATCTTGATAATATCCTTGTCAAACTCCAGGTCGGGCGGTGTGATAAATCTAGGCATATAATTCCTTAAAGTTGAGCCTTGATCATAAGATGCCAGCCCAACGCACGTTCCATTATCTCGAATAGTTCGTTGGGCATGGCTTCAAACCAAGGTTGTTTCACGTATTCATATTTAACGTATTTTTCGATGACCCAAGGGAAAATAAAATCCTGTTGTACATCTATAGTGCGGAATGCTTTGAATAATTCTCTTGCTTCTTGATGCGTATAAGTTAGGGCCTGCGGACATCCGCTTTGTGCTTCAGGCTGATCCCACCCAGCGTTGATCAGTATATTCTTCCAGGAGTTCTTGGCATATAACATGGCACGTACTTCGCTGGTGCTATGCATAAGTCCAGGTAAACAGGCTACTACACGTTCGGGGCGTGGTGCATGATGAATGACACCATAGCTATATATCAAGTCAAACTTCTCTCCCGCGAATATAGTATCCAACTCTTCGGCATTGCCTTCTATAATCCTGCCTTGTAGTCCAAACACATCAAATCTCTGCTTACATAGATTGACGCTTTCTTCGCTTAGATCTATCCCTGTGTAGTCTGCTCCGGCCCTGGCAAAACTGACAGCATCAGTACCGATGCCACAGCCAATCTCCAATACACGTTTACCAGTCCAAGCAGGGAAGTCTGCAAACATGACTCCGTGCGGTTCTATACTGTATCTACGTGCTTCTACTTCATCAAAGTATTCTTTGGTGCCCACTGGGCTTGTGCTGTGTTGAACATTACAGGGACGGTGATTCCAATAATTTCTAACTTCATCTATCGTGGTAGTCATTTACTGATCTTCTCTTGCAATTTTATTACCCATTCATTAAGTTCTAATCTACGTTCGGGATGACTGTAGTCTTCTGGATTAGTAGGGTCTTTACCGTCCGCGGCATAGCTCTGCTCACGGAATGTCTCATCATCGTTGCCCCCGGTCACGTCCGCACGGTCATGATAGAATTCAACGGGAATGTTCTTCATCCTATTGAGTGGGACTGTCACATTATAGATCCACCAATCGCTGTGATTGACTGGGCTGACCTTACCAAAGTAGTCTACCCACTCACGCGGTACGATGGGCATCAAGGCAAAGGGATGATTCATAGTAGTACAAGGCATACGTAGTAGTCCAAAGAATCCTGTCTCTTTGATGATCTCTGCATCCCAGTTTTCTGTCAGCATGAGCGAATCATCGTTCCAGAACATGATCCAATCTCCCGAAGCCTGTTCCGCTAGAAAGTTAACATACTTGTATAATCGTAGATATCCAAAACGTTCTGTCTCAAATACCTTGCTAGTAGCGTTGGACTGTGCTATAAATCCTGCCCAGACGTTTTCAAAGAACTCCCTACTTTCTTGATCGTCGTCATCGTAGGCTACCAAGATCTCTATGTTGCTGGTATCCTGTGCGTAGGACAATAAGCTGCCAATGCTTCTTACTAATGCTTCTGTTCTCTTGCGTGTTGGTAATAAAATCGATATCTTAGGTTTTGTCATTTGCTCTTTCGTTGAGTTTTTCAGCTACCAGTTCTTGCTCACTGATACTTAATTGATCTATCTCATACTCTCCCGACTGTAATTTTTCTATTAAGAATAGTATATATTGTTCATCGTAAGTATAGCTGTCAGTTTTGGTTTTGTCAACTTCAATCCACTTGGAATCATTAAATTTGAACAATTTATTTGGTAGGAAGTCTACGCGGAGGAACATGTCACCACGTCCCGGGTCAGTGGGAAACTGTGTACCAAAACTGCTCTTGATTGCAGTGTTGGGAACGTTGTCTGCTCTGAGTGCTAGTTGTGCTATTTCTTTTTGAATGTTACGTGTTTCCGGAGGTGAGACCATAGGAGCCTTATACCGCTTTATGGTCTCAGGAGTTTTGTCTGATTGTTCTATAGGATTAACATCTATAACGGGCTCCGGGGCTGGTTTAGCCACTTCAGTCATTATAGGAATGTCTGCTACAGGGATCGCAGTGCTATCAACTGTCACTACGTTGCTGGTAACATTGGCAGTGGTTGTGATATGGGGTGCTGTCTCGTCAGGTCCGTAGGTAGTTGTTTTACCAAACTCACAATCCACGTTAGAACATATGAGCCCTTCTGTTCCCACAGATGTCAATGTAGTGCCACATATTTGGCAATTGGAGGCAGTGTCCATAATCTCTACTACGGGCGGCACATCGGCCTCGGGTTGATCCTCTACTACTTCTTTTTCTGCTCTATCGTCACGGGCCCACCGTATGCTCTGCTGTGCTGCCAAGATAAGGACCAGGGCCAATGGATCAAACACCAACACTATCAATATGATGACCCAGCGTACTGCCTTTTCCAATAGGTTAGTATCGGGATTATCACCATAGAGTAGTGCTGCCACATATTTGACCGGACCCACTTCTGCTTCTACTTTACGTGCTTGGCTGGCTATTGGCGCTCTTTCTTCCTGGAGTGTAGTAATTTGTTTCTGCGCTTGTGCGATCTCATTCTGGAGAGTGGTGCGTTCGCGTTGCTGACTGCGTCTTAGCTGTGCAGATCTTTCGGCGCCGCGTTCATCATTGCTACGTGCCATTAATTGGTCTACCGACTCATCCATCTGCTTAAGCGCCCTGCGTGAGGACTCGATGTTGTCTCTCTGTGTCTTGATCTTATCGTCGAATACTTGTACTTGCGCCTGTATATCACCGCTAGGTACGCCTTGATCCAAGTGTGCTTTACTTAGGAAACCAAAGATACCCATGCTGGTCAGTAACATGAGAAAGATCACGGCCGGCACCAAATATAACTTGTAGGTAATGCTGGCACGACTCCAGTACATCTTCAACCAAACTGCGGCCGTGATCTTGCCTACCTCAAGGGCCGCACCCATTATAATAATAGGTATGGCCGCGGCAGCAAATATAGCCATAAGACCTGATACACTGTAGTAGGCAGCGATAGCACTGATTATTAATGCTACAAATAAAGTAAAGAATCCAAATATCATATATATTATCCAGGATGTTAAGTTATATTATACTATCCTAATAGACGTATTGCAACAGATCTGATAGTCATAAAAAATCCCGCTGTGTATTTAGCGGGATTTTGGTAGTTATTGAATACTATTTTATTAGTATGCTATCTGGTTCTGCCCTATCGCTGTATAGCTGTCTACCTCTGCTACGTAGTAGATCGGCCGAACCTTGTGGATCATCATTAAACATGGATTCAAGATCTTCTTTGGCGATACCATCAGCGACATCTATTGCATATATCTCATAATGTCGTTGGGGATTAAACCGTGCCCTGAGTGTGAGACTTCCTAAGATGGCGCCTACCTTACTGGTCCTATTGGACTCCACGCTTTTTAATGCGTTCCACATTTCTTCTTTTTCTATCTCAGTCACGTTGATGCAGGATTCCAATCCCGTTTGATCCCACGACAGTATATACGTATCGGACATATTAACTCCACGCTTTATATAAACCCACTACCATAATGACAGCGGAAATCAAATTGACTATTAATTGCGGGGTATTCTTGACACGTATAGCCCACCATAAAAATAATGACGCACCTATTAGGAAGGTCAACACGTTATAAGGATAAGTCGCAGGTCCAATGGAGTTCAGGGAGTGCCCTGCTACGATTAGCACTGCCCCGACCCACTGTATCACCTCATTGGATTTTTCTTTTGACATATTAATATTGGTTAAGACCTGGACAAAGTTCTGCTATCAACTCACGCTCACGCTGATGTGCAGGCTTACGTCCACGCACCACCTCGACAGGCATGATCTCAAAAGCTTCAGCACCATGCTTGCGGATGCTGTTACAAAGGTTCCAGCTCTTGTCTTCAGTAAGGGCGCGACGAACGTGCTTCTGGAGTCGGACCTTCAATGCTTTTTTAAGCTGGCTACCACATACAGTGATGCCCATGTAGTATTCACCAGTCTGGGTGTTTGACAGCATATAAACCACATGCTTGGTATCTTGTCTGCGTTTTCTTTTATTCATACCACTATTATAGTGGAACAGCCATTTAATGTCAACCAAAAAAGAGTCGTTAAAAATCAATGACTTAGCAAAAAACCTAGGTCAGCTAAGTCATTGATTCTAAAGAGATTACTTTTTAGCGAATTCTTTCTTAATATAATACTCGGTTACCTTCTGGGATATGTAAGCCGGGATATTATTTACTGCTTCTTCTGTGAGGAATCGATATGGGGACTTACTCCAAGTCCTAAATTCAATAAATTTAAAGAATTCTTTCCTGTGTTCTTTATTGGTTGCATTAAAGATAACAAAGGGGCGGGCAGTAGTTGAATATTTTAGCATATAATCTTTCTAATGTATGGTGTCGGAATGGAATACTACGTTTTTAAAAATCTTCATAATCTTTTGGACATTAGTTGGTATCTTAAAATCCGCGGGGTCATCTGGCATCATAGCTGCTTTCAGTTTTCCTTTCTTGTCAATTATAAAAATGTAATCATCTTCTTCGATCTCATCAAATAGATCTTCTTCTTGTTGTTCTTGTAGTTTTTGATCCATGATATTGCCTCTCTAATTTTTGATAACACTTTTTACTCAGCTCACGTAATTTTACAACCACCGGGTGTTTATTGTCAAATAAACCGCAGTATAATTGGTAAATGAATACATCAGTCAATTTGATAGGTCTCTTTGGTAAGGAATAGGCCATAGCAGTGGCAGCATTGAAGGAGTATGCTTCAATCTCATCGTTCAGCCCAAAATACTCTTGTTGCTCTTTTACGGAAAGGTCCGGATCATCGCTGATATACTTGCGACAGTTACGATACTGTCTGCGCCTGTGCTGTTTCAAATGTACCATCTCATGGCCCAGAGTGTCCGCCAGTCGGTAGATCATCCGCATCCAATGTTCATGGGTCAGAC